GTTGTAGGCCGCCGGGTCCATGGCCATATCGGTCAGTGCCCCGAAAGTGGGTGCGGCTCCATTGGCGCCGAGCGATACCACCGAAACACCGGTAGAATTCACGACGCCGAGCGGCTGGGTTGCCGACCCGGTACCCTGAATACCGGCCTTTTCGATGGCAATCGCCGCACGCTGCACAAGCGAGTTGCGCACTTTGGCCTCAATATCGATGGACGACTGCACCAGCAACTGGCGCGACCACGAGGTCGAACCAGTGGCCGTCTTCGGCGAGAAGGCTACCTGACCGAAAGTGGGATCGACATCGGTGTTGTCAACGCCCGGATTTTCACCGACCCAATTGAAGTCAGAATCGGTGAGCTGCTTGGGCAGCGAGAAGTTCGACTGCATTCCACCCATGAACTCCGCGCCGAGGCGAAAGAGTTTTACGGCGGGCCGCAGTACGTCGAGGAAGCTGACCAGTTCGGTGGCCACGGTCACGCCGCCAGCTCCGCTCGTGCCGGTATAGAGAGCGCGCTTCTGCAACTCCTGGGGAGTGAGGCGGAAGAGCGGTTCCATGGTGGGAATGTAGATGCCGCCGGTGTCGCGGCCGAGGGCCTTGGAGATCGTTGCAGAAACCTCGCGCTCGAATCCGGCTTCCTCTACAAAGCCGTGCGCCGATCCAGCAATGCCACGCATGGCGCGCTGAACGCTGTATGCTTTGCGCTCTTTATCACTGAGCGTGACGGGGCTACCGGAGTGCAGCGTGATCTCAGAAGCACGCTTCTGCTCAAGGACGTAGGCGCTGACGGCATTGGCCTCGGTTCCCTCGTTGAGAAACTTCTCCGACAGATCGCGGGTGAGAATCTCGGGATACTGGCGGGCGAGCAGGTTAATGTGGGCCGCCCGCTTGCGCTCCTGGGCGAGCTGGTCGGCACCCACTTGCACCGAAACAGGTGCCGCAGCGGGGACGGGTGTAACAGCGGGGGTTGCCATGGATCGATTCTCCTTTTGCTGTGGTTCAGAGGGTAGGGACGGCACGCCGAGGAAGCGCACCGGGAAAAGCGGAATGTGCTGCTGGTTGGCCTCTTCAGGCGATGCGAGCGAACGGCCCACGCCACAGGCGGCGTCCGCCTCAATCGGCGTAAGCGAAACCTCGTAGGGCTCCCAGTCAGTGGCGCGGTAGGTTCCGAGGTACTCGTCGTCCTCGTCGTCGTCGGGATCAACGTCGGCCACGCGCTGGTATTCATGCACTTGGTATCCGACCGAAATGCCACTCAGAATGCCGTCATCGACCTCTTGGTGACGGTCCTTGGCTACCTGAGTCGTGCCGAACTTGATTTCTCCTGTACCGCGTGCGTCGGCGATCTTGGCGTTCGCCAACTTGCCGGCGCGGATCATGGGATCGTGGCCGTCGAGTACGGTCAAACCGTTGTCGAGGCGCTCGGTGCGGACTTCGCCGTCATTGTGGCCGAGAACCTCATAAAACCAGCCCCACCATCCCTGACGCTTGACGGGCGTTTCCGAAGAAAACGTGATCGGATAAGTCTTCGCGCCTCCCTCCGACTCTTGAGCGCGGAGAGAGATCGTGCGGAATCCGACGGGCAGCGATTTAGGCAGTTCGCGTGTACGGCTCATTGCGCGTGTATCGTGCCACGGAACTGCAAAAAGCTGTCAAATCTCAATCATTACGTGTGGATATTCGCCTTGTGTTCGCCATACCTGCGAGCGATACTCGCAGCATGATCTCTCCCTTTCCATGGCCAGGAGGCAAGCGCGCGCTTGTCCCGCATCTTCTGAAAATGATCCCCACGCATCGCAACTACGTCGAAGTTTTCGCCGGCAGCGCGAAGTTACTTTTTGCCAAAGAACCTTCCACACTCGAAGTCCTGAACGATCTGAATGGCGACGTGGTGAACTTTTTCCGGATTGCCAAACACCGGCCAGCAGAGTTGGCTGAAGCGTTGGAACACGAATGCGTACACGCGGCTCGTTTCCTCGAGCTATCCGCAGAGGCCACGCCCGATGACGAGCTCGACCGCGCACTCCGCTTCGCCTATCTGACCTGGTACAGCTTTGGAGGAAAGGGAACACATTTCGCACGGCCGACAGTAAGAGGCCGCGCACGAAAGCCGCTTGACAGTGTGCGCGGACTATTGGAAGCGCTGGCCCGGCGTCTGTCGGCCGTGTGCATTGAGCAAAAAAACTTTGCCGAGATCCTTGCGCGATTCGACGCAGAGGAAACCTTCTTCTATCTTGATCCGCCCTATCTCAACTTCGGTTCCAATGACCGCTATGCACCGTTCACGCTTGAGCGTCTGCAGAAGCTCTTTACACAACTACGAGGTCTGAAGGCTCGTTGGCTAATGAGCTTCGAGGATCATTCTGCTGTCCGCGCCGCGGTGCGGGAATGCGGGTTCTCGATGACCAGCGTAGAGGTTCCGTACACGCTGGCCAGCGGGAACCGACAAAAGGGTGGAAGGGAAGTACTGATTTGCAACTACTCGTGATCTGATCGCGACGCTACTCAAACTTGGGCGGTTTGCCAATTGCGCCCCGCGCCTCATCCTCAAGCTCAAACCAAAGTTCGTAGCTTGTACCTTCACCCCTGCTCTCTGCTTCACCCAATGCGACAAACTTCTCTACGATTTTGCGCATGGCGTTATGCTCCGCTTCCAGAGTGTCGATGTCGTCCAGCAAGTTGATTACAGGACTAATATGCACATCCACGAGCGTCCGGTATCCGTCGCGCTGCTCTTTTGTCGTTTTTAGCTTCATGAGCGCTCCCTGACCTACTAGCTTTGTTCTAGCAACGAGCATCACCTCACTCGCCGTTGGAGTTCTTCCCGCTGCTGCCCTTATTGGCGTCCTGGTCGGCTTCATCGTCGGTGGCCGTATCAGCCTTGCCGTGCACGTCGGTTCCGAATTTAAGTTCGAGTTGGGCCACGTAGTCTTGTTCGTACTTGAATTGCTGCATGGTCTCTTCGAAGTCATTGCCCATCTCGGCAAGTTGCTGTGTGCGCGTCTGTATGCCATTTTCGTTCGCGAGAATGGTCGCCTGCATGTCCTTGTAGGGATCGATCCACGCCCAAGCTCGCCCAGTCCACTCCATATAGTCGACGATGTCTTCGGGGACGACATCATCCGGCAACAGCCCGGAGAGCCAGCAGCTCTCAAGGAACCATCCGGCAACCCGCTGGCACATCATCTCTATGAAGTACTGCTGCCAGTCCCGCCATGAATCGCGGTCGTCGAGCAAGCCGGCGCGAATGGACGAGTAGTTCACGCCCTCGCGGTCATTGGCTAGGTTCTCGTAGCTCTGATCTGCTCCGGCGCCGATCAGGCGCATCAGCATCTTGCAGAACGCCGGAAACTGGCTCGTGGGATGCTGCGGGTCCCACTGCTTGAATTCCATGCCATCCGGCAACGTCTCCAGCGTCCCCGGATTCATCTTGACCTTGATATTGCGGTCCGCGTCGCGCTCGGTTCCAGTAAACTCCGCGTCGGAATTTTGCTTGGTGAAGAATCCCATCTTTGCGGCGGCGATGCGCGAGGCCACAACCTCAGCCATGCTATAGCTCGACAGCATGTGCATAGTGAGCAGCGAGGAAGCCATCTCACTGACGCCGCGGGACTGCATGACGCGATCTATCGGGTAGAGGTGGATTACATCCTCTGCCGGCACGCGGATGCGATTGCGAGGAGAGACGGACCACTCGGCCGGGTGTTTATCCCAGAAGTGATAGGCCACCGGGCGCCCGTCGGGGTCGGACTCGATGCCCATGCGGATGCAGTTTCCGTTGGGCATGGACTGGAGATAGTAGTTGGTATCGAGTTGGTCGGGATCGATGAACTGCAGCGCGAAGTTGAATTTGTTGTGCGCAATGCGGCGGCGGATGAAACACTCGCCATCGCGAAAGAGCTGAACACCGGCGAATCCCTGGCTGAAGCGCCAGCTCATGGTTCCTTGCACGGTGCAGTTTTCTGGCTTACCCCACTGGCGAAAAAGCTGCTCAATCAGCGTGTTCAGTTTGCTATTGAGCTTCTTCCCCTTCTTCATGGGAACCTTGGCGCGGAACTGAATGCCTTTTTGCCCGAAGACGTTTTTGCGAAAATTCTTGGTTGCCTTCCGGGCGAGGGGGTTGTTCTGCGACTCGCGCCGGGCGCGGGCGCGCAGCCGGTAGATGTCGGCCCAGAGATCGAGATCGGCGGAGGTTGTCCAGGTGGGCCAGTCTTCCGTAAGCCGGGTGAAGGCGGCAGCATCGTAGGCGCGGACGGTGATGGCCGGCGTGGCGATGGACGGCATCGCGTGGCGCGCTTCGGATAGGTCGAGGATGGTCAGATCAGCCATTGATCCCCCAGTCTGCATGGAAGGCAACCGTTTCCGGCAGCACGGTTTCGCCGCGGTCAATGCGCTGGCGTTTAACTTCCCCTGCCAGGTAGCTCTTGAGCTTCATCAGTTCGTTCATGGAGTAGCGGCGCAGTTCGCGGTCGCCGATCTTGTATTCGAGGACGCCGTCGGAGGCCCGGCCGGCGAGCAGCGCACGAACATTCTCGAGCGCCACCTCTTCGCGGCTGCGCGTGTCGATGGGTGCGCTGGCATCGAGCACGTCG